TCGGATAGTTTATAAATATCTACCTTTTTTTCTTCTTGCATTGTTTACATTTATATTTGGGATTTCTGAATAATTTTTAACACACTTGAATAACGGATAATCTGTATAATTGTCAAGCAAATAATCCACTAAATTGACTCTATAATTCTCTGCTATGTTACGATACTTAGTTTGAATTATACTCATGCCTGAACTATCTAAGGGTTGAGCATTATCTGAACTACCTACCATTAACGCTTTATTCTTTATTTTGTAATTGACATCTATTACTAACTCACTTACTACTTTATTGATTAGATAAGGTTGTATGTAGTCAGTTAGCAATGTAGTATTTAAAGCACTTACGCTCTCAGCGTTTACCTGAGTGATTAACTCAGCGTATAAGTCCTTACCTATTACTTGCTTTAAATAGATGTCTTGAACCATTATTAATGTAGGTTGTAATAGTTTACTATCTACATTCTCATTGATTACGGATTGGTCTTTTATAACCTCTATACTTATAAATTGTGGTGTTAAACTCATACTATTTTTTTCTTACTATTACTTGAGCGAAATAATGGCGACATTGTGGAAAATTTTGGTCAAGTTCGGAATTGTGATACCAACCGCCTTTATACTTCCATACATCGGTGTTGTATTCTTTCATGTCATTGTTTAAATTGTCTATTTCCTCACGAGAATAAATCTTTTTATCTCTTAACATTTTGGCACAAAAAGTTCTATTTTTTGAGTCCTCAGGACCTGCATACTTCCATCGTGTTTCAAACTCTATCAATGTTTCAGGCTCTACTACTTCTTTAATATCAAAGTTCGGTGCAGTTTGTGTACCGCCCAATGTACCACCCACTAAGTTTTTTTCAATTAACTTTTGCAATGCTTTTTCAACATCAAAATCCAAATCTTTTTTAGCTCTGTTAATGTCCAACTTTTTTAAATTCTTATCAATGATATATTTTAATAATGCATCTTCATCACTCGCAAATTCAAACTTATCTGCGCTTAATCCTATCATTGCAAATTTAGACAAAATAATTGAGTCCATATTAGCATCTAAAGATTTTTTTGATAATTGTGTAGGTTGAACTTGTGTAAGGTTTAAACCTATATTTAATTCATCTTCAATTATCTTTCTCAATTCCTCTTTACTTAGTACCGCCATTAACATTGACTCTGTTATTTCTAACCCTAAACCCTTTAATGGTTCAATTCTTAAAGCAGGTGCTAAACCACAAGTCTTTAAAATCCAATTTAATTCACGTTCTATTAGTTGTTGGTTTGGTTCAATATAATTTATATTTAACATTTTCCATGCTAAATCTAATTCAGAACGTACACCTAATTGACCCTCTGTTTTAATTCCAAACAACATACCATTAACAACTTCATGACCTCTGATTATTCTATCTTGTACGTCTGTTTTTAAAGACTCAAATTGCTTATCTAAATCAGTTGGTTTAATGCTTTCAATTTTAGGTGCTTCGGTGTTAAGGTCAGCAAATTGTATCATTATTTGTCCTGCGTTATCGGTATTGCAAAACTTATCGTAAAACTTACGCTCTATTTCGTCTTGTTCTTGTGGACTTGGCACACCACCCATTAAGGTAATCATTGCCCCTGCACTAAATCCTGTTTTAACATTCACTAAGTGAAAATTTGAAACTTCAATATCGGTTTCAATATCAACTATACTTGCATGATATTCAGGAAGTGGATAACCTCTGAACTCGGGTCTTGTATCATAGAAGTAAACTAATTGCACACCCTCTTTTTTGTTCGGGTCGTATAAAGGTATTATCTTAACATCTTTAGGGAGTGTGTTATATCTACTTTTAAAGTTTTTCTTAGTTGATTGGTTTTTTGTCCATTCTTTTGAAACATATCCTACTTTGCCATCGACACTTAATCTTACTTGTTCATAGGGTTGATGAAAGATAGATGTAAGTTGACCGCCTACAAATAATACCTTGTAAAAGTTACCTCCAAATATCTTTCTATCTTTTAATATCTTGTTTGTTAATTCATTAAGGTCATCATAGGGATTAGGATTATTAATTAGTCTTGATAGTTGTCCACTTTCAAAACCATCTTTAATCTTCCATCCTTGCCCTAAAATAAACCTAACTTTACCATTTACAATAGCGTGATGTAAGCCACATCTATTATATAAGTAAGTAAGATAATCAGGGTACTCATTATTCGTGCCATTGATTATAAATTGTTCGCCATTGTTTTCAATAAATTCAGGTGTCTTATGCTCATACATCGGCACACTTGAAAACGCATATTTACGCTCCAAAGACTTTTCGGGTTGTTGTTCCATTTGTAAAAATTATTCTATCTGTTAAAATTTTATCGTATCTCATTAGTCCACTTTCTACCATTTCATTAGATAGTTTATAATCTAAATTAGTAGTTGATACCTGAGCATAAATATAGTATTCGTATTCATCCCCTAAACTTAATTTAAGTTGCCCTAATAAAGGATTGGGAGTGGTTGTTTGTGTTGTTATTGTAAACTTGTTATAACGTGTTTTGTAGGTGCTTGTATCCGCTTGGATACATACATATTCTACATTGGTCTGTTTATTAACAAACCTAAAAAGGTAAGTAGGTGCATTAATCGTTGTCTTTTCAGTCAACGTTAAGACTACTATGTTTGCGGTATTTTCTTGTAATAATATCATGTTTTAAAAAAAGGGGTGTCAATCTCTCAACACCCCCTCCCCATTTATGAAAACAACACTTTATGCTATCAATGCAGCAATAGCTGATGACTCAATTTTAAGGACATCTAACTTCTCTTCGCCTGTTAAGGTAATTACATAGCCACTCATGTCAGCCGCAGCCGTACCCGTAGCGTATCCACCCTCTGCTATTTGTAACCCTCTTGAAGTTCCGAATAACCAATACTCGCCATTCTCATCTAAAACAATAGCAGCAACTGTCTGAGCAGCTAAAGCCATCATTTCGTTTCTTTTGGTAATATCGTATTTCGGTAAGTTCATTGTTACGTTCTGAGCAAAGAAACGACCACCTACTGCTCTATCTCCACTTGGCACTGATGTTGCTGAACCTCCACCAACGGGTACTTCATAGGCGTAAAATTTCTTGCCACCCACCATAGTGATTGTAGCAATTCCTGATGAAACCGCAGGTGTTCCAATTCCGCTTAACTCTGCCAAGTAGATTTTAGATATACCGCCCTTTGAAGAGCGGCAATCCAAACTAAATCCTGTGCTTAATATACAACTCATAAGTTATAAAATTAAAGGGTTAAACTAATTTAAAGGTAACTAACTCATCACCGAAACGTATTTGAGTTCCTAATTTCGCAATCAATCTAGCGATGATAGTGTTATCTTTACGCTCATAGAATACATCTAAAGACTCATACTCATTCGGTGCATCTGTACCAATAACATAGTTTGATTTTCTTGTTAAGTGTATTCTGTTAGTTCCTGTCAATCCATGTAAAGCAGTTACTCTTAATCCAAATGATGGTATAATTATAGAACCTGTCGCATAAGGACTAGCTTCTTCTGTTGCACCATAGTGGAAGTTGTTAAGTGTAAAGTACGCTTGTAACAATTTTCTAAAAGTATCCCAACCACAAACGAACTCTAAATCAGTTTGACCTGCAAGTGAGTTAGGGATTAAGTTAACCATACCATTGAAAATTCCGATTACGTTACCTGTAGTAATACCTGTACCTGTTGAGATTGAAGTAGGGTTACCATTGATTGGACTTGCAGCGTCTATGATTTGATTAAAACCAATTACACCACTTGCACCACCTGTAACACCTTGCCACAATAACACCTCAACTGCTGCTGCTACCTTTGCAGTATAGTACTCAGCGAACGCAGCCTCAATTGGCATATTCTCGTAAGTTGAACCTTGTGGTAAGAATTGTTGCGTGTAAAAAGTTTCTAAGTCTGATGGACAGAAAGTCTTTTGGTCATAGAAAGGATATACTTGAATTTCTTTTTTGTCGAAAATCACATCACCTGATGAAGTCAATCCACATCCTGATTTAGCTCTAAGAGTAACATCTACATCCATGTAGTTGATTTGCTCTTTGAACTTGATACCTGATTGAACTTGTCCGCTCAAGTATTGTGAAGTCGCATTACTGAAGACCGCCTTAGTGAATAACTCAAGATTTGTTTGGTCAACGTAAGCAGTTAAGTTATCGGTATCAAAACCGAATTTTAATTTTAAATTTGCCATTTGTTTATTTATTTTATTTTTGTTTGTTCGTATTTGAATTGTGAAGTTAATCCATCTAAGTAAGACTTAGGTTTAGATTGAGTGTTAAATGAATGTTGAGTAGGTTCAGCAACTAAAGTCTTAACTAACTCCAAAACATCTTCGGTTAATTTGTTTGACTCTTTTATTTGTGCGCTGAATTTCTCTTCTACTTTGTTGATTGATTTCTCAAAGTTTGATTTCAACTCTGCATTTTCAGTTTCCAATTTAGTAACCATTTCAGTTAATTTTTGAATAGCCATTTCTTGCTCAGTCATTGGTTTAGCAACCGCAACAACTTGACCACCCTCAATGCTGATGACCGTTCCATCTTCAAAGGTATGTTCGCCATCAGGTGCAGCCGTTCCATCTTCTAATAGTACGATTGTACCCTCAGCAAGTTCGCCCTCGTACATTACTTTAGTTCCATCGGTCAACATAGCCTCAGCCATTTTTACCTCTTCCTCTTTTTTCTCTTCAGGTTTTACATCTTCTGAGAATAGAGATTTTGCTTTTGCTACCAACTCATCGAGTTTTGATGTAGCTACTTTTTTATCTGTCATATTTATTATTGTTTGAAATTCTTTTAAAAATGTTTGTTGACTAAACTCTTCTTTAGTCGCAAAGTTGCCCTCTATTGAAAAACCTTTAACTATGCCTGTTTTAACGTAATCATTCCACACTTGCTCATTGTTTACTTTAACAAATGCGAATAAGCTACCATTGGGCAACTCTTCAAATCCTATCGGAGTATTAACCCCTAATTCAGTATTGATTATAAAGAATTGTTGGATGTGCATATCTGCCAACTCTTTCTTACTATCGTGTTCGAAATTAAAAGCAGTTAGTTTATTGTTTAATACCATCCTGTCCGCTAATTGCTCAATAGTTTCAGAACTAAATTTAACAAAGAACTCCTTGCCATTCATATTGCGATACATTGGGAAATCAGCAACCATTAATGCACCTGCCAATATTCTTTTATCTTCGTTGTGAGTTTTGAACTCGTAAGACTTATGCTCTTTAAATGCCATCCAATTACGCTGTATTGCAGGATTTTCAACTAACGCTGTGGCATCAATTCCTTGCTCTAACTCTTCTAACGTTAATTCGATTATTGGCAATTCCATCTACTACATAAAACAATCTTAATTTTTTATTATTGTTTTTTAGATTAATGTACTATATTTGTAATGTTTTTAAGATTGTTTTTCATAAGCATTAAACCCCTTTTCGGAGGGGTTTTTTGTTACCCTTTAAAAATAGTTTTGTAATTAAAAAATAAATACTATATTTGCTGACATTATGAAAGATAAAGTTAGCAACTCGATATTTGCTATGTTTTTAGTAGCAACAAATAAAATCACTTTAACAGACAAAGAGGTTTTAAAATACGCAAAGGAATATAATTTTAAGTATAAAATACTTTTAAGAAATTATAAGTTAGGAATTGAGTTTAAAAAAATGGTTTTAAATAACTCTTTAGGATTTAAAACAGATACCTATTTACATATGATTTCTAACGCTCAATATAAAAAATTACTTAAATAATTATGAAATTTAAAACATCATTTGATACAGATAATTTATCTTCTTTTGTTAAAGAAAGTAAACCTAAAACTTATAAAGTAGAATTTAATAAAGAATTAACTACTATAATTGTATTTCACATTAACAATCTATCATCAAGTCACAAAAGTAGAATAATCAATAAGTACAATTTAGAACAATGTAAGTCAAATGGCATACCATATGAATTTATAAAAGTTGATTTTATTGAATAGTCGCTTGAGTAAATATTCCGTCTACTTTTCTAGTCACTGACCTTATATCAGTTTCCGTTACAAAAACTTTGGTAGCAGGTTGCTGAGTTGGTTCGTTAGATGTTTGACTTCCTCTTATGTTGGGAGGTTGTACTGAACCACCGCCTGAGCCACCTCCTGTTATGTTCTTAGCACCACTTAACCCTGCTGCACTAATTGAGGCAATACTTATCCCTGCTCTTACTTTTGCTGCTATTATATTAGTTGCTTTAATTGCTGCACCACCATCGGGTAACAATGACCATGTTGGATTTGCTCTATACGCTGCTATTTCTCTTTGAGTACTTACAATTACATTTGCTATTGCTGCACCTTTTTCTAATGCTAAAGCCGTTAATGCTGCTGCTTTATTTTTACCTGCTAATTGATTTATTAATTGCCCTGCTTGTTCTGCGGTTTTTGCTATCTGTTCTATTCTTACATTGTCAGCCTCTTGTTGTAAGGCTGCATCTTCAGCATCAAATTGTAGCTTTTTTTCTCTTAAAGCGTTATCCTTATCAGTTTGTATTTGTGCTAATAAATCAGCGTTGCCTAATGCAAGTTCTTGTTCTTTTCTATATTTTTCTGATATATCAAATAGTTCTTTATCTCTAACTGATAAATCATCTATTCGTCTTTGTTCTATTAGTTCGCCATACTTTTGATTTGCCTCAATTTCCTTTTGCTCTCTTATTTCCTCTGACTCATCGGCTATATCTTGTTTTGCTTTTTTATCATCCTTTAATGCTTTTTGCTCATCATCAAACTTTTTTAATAAATCATTTTGCAAGTCCTTAGCTCTTTGAAGTGCAGTCTTTTTATTGTCATCAAATATTTTCTCTTCCTCTTCTTTTTTCTTTTTTGCTTGTTCTGTTCTTTTCTTTGATGCCTCTTGATTTTCCTTATCTACTAAATCTTGTTTGCGTTTAGTTTCCTGAGCATCTAATACGGCTATTGCATTTAAAGCATCTTCATAAGCATCCGTTTCTTCTTGACTTGCACCTGCTTTTTCTTTCGCTATCTTTAAGGCTTTTAAATCAAGTTCCATTAACTCCTTTTTCTTTTTATAAATAGCCTCAACACTTGCACCTTGTGCCTCCATTAAATCAATCTCTCTTTGCATTGATTTGCTTTTAGCCTTATCAGTTTCAATAGACTTTTCTTGTTGCCTTTCAGCCTCACTACTAAATCCTAAAAAGTCCATAATTGCATTTTTAACATTAGTAAAGACTTCGCCTAATCCTGCTAACTGAGGAACAAACTTTAAAACTATATTTCTAAGTTTGTCAAAGTTG